GGACGATTTCACGGAGACTCTTAAATAGGCAGTTCAGTAAATATATGGATAGATGGTTGACAATAAATATGGAATATGTTATTATAGATAAATTAGGAACAAATTATGACTTGGAAAAAGTACTTTAAAACATACGACGGTGTTCCTCGCCGTTCAGTGGACACCGGTGTCGGAGATACACATGCGTCCAGTTCAAAATATAGCAGTTGGCTACCAGAAGTTTACATGGGCCAACCTAACAGAGCCCAAAGATATGGTCAATACGACCAAATGGACATGGATTCAGAAGTTAATGCGGCATTAGACACAATCGCAGAATTTTCCACGTTGTTTGGTGAAACTACTAAACTACCATTTAACATTCAATACAATGATGACCCATCGTTTACTGAAAACGAAGTTCTTCAAAAATCACTACGTCAGTGGTGTTCAATGAACAAGATGAACAAACGTATTTTTAGAATTTTTAGAAATACAGTCAAATATGGTGACCAAATATTCATAAGAGATCCAGAGACATATAAGTTATTCTGGGTAAATCCATCAAAAGTTGAAAAAGTTGTCGTAAACGAAGGCAAAGGTAAAAAGATTGAAGCATATTATATTAAAGATTTAGATATCAATTTACAAAGTCTTAACATCACAGCAGACACAGTTAAACTATCACAGACAGGCCATCAAAAGATGGGTCTTCCAACATCAACTGCTGGTCTGCAACAAAATTATTCTGCTGGTATGCCAGAAGGTTCACGTTTCGCACACGATGTAACTACAACAGCAATTGATGCCAAGCATGTTATTCATGTATCTTTAAGTGAAGGTATCGACCAATACTGGCCTTTCGGCACAAGTATGCTTGAGCCTGTATTTAAAGTATATAAGCAAAAAGAATTACTAGAAGACTCAATTATTATCTATCGTGTACAACGTGCGCCAGAACGTAGAGTATTTTACATTGATGTTGGTGATATGCCGACACATAAAGCACGTCAACACCTAGAACGTATTAAGAATGAAATTCATCAACGAAGAATTCCATCTAAAACAGGTGGTGGTGCTAACGTTGTTGATAGTGCGTACAATCCACTATCAATTATGGAAGATTACTTCTTTGCTCAAACAGCCGAAGGTCGTGGTTCTAAAGTTGAAACATTACCAGGTGGTGAGAACTTAGGTGAAATTGATGACTTGAAATTCTTTAATGATAAACTATTAAGAGGTTTGCGTGTCCCACCAAGTTACTTGGGTGGTATGGATGCAAACGGTTCTGCGTTTAATGACGGTAGAACTGGCACAGCAATGATTCAAGAGTTTAGATTTACAAAGTATTGTGAAAGACTACAACAACTTATTGTTGAAGAACTAGATAACGAATTTAAGATGTTCTTAAAACATCGTGGTGTTTTGATTGAAAGTAGTTCTTTTGATTTGTCATTTAATGTTGTTCAGAACTTCGGTAAGTATCGTCAAGCAGAAGTAGACCAAGTAGCAATGAATGTCTTTACAAATATTGAAGGCGCAGATTACATTAGTAAGCGTTTTGCAATGAAACGTTTCTTAGGACTATCTGAAGAAGAAGTTTTAGAAAATGCAATGTTGTGGAAAGAAGAACGCAATGTAGATGATCCTCTCGCACAAAGTGAAGACACACTTAAAGGCGTAGGAGCATCTCCAGGTCCATCGGGCGGCGACTTTGATGGTGGAGAAGATTTTGATGCAGATGATTTAGATGATGCAGACGAAGATTTCTCAGGCACAGAGTCTCCTATATCAGGCGCCGAAAACGCTGATACAGACACAGACACAGACGATAACGCATAAATACTATTATGAAATATATAGAAATAAATGAAAATTATTCTCCTGAAGAAGACGAATTTAACAGTATTGACCTTACAGATACACGTAAAATTCGGTTGACTCTTGCCCATCTTTCTAAACTAAGAAAGATAAGGGAATATAGAAAACATCAAAAAAGTGCAGAGGCCCAACAAATAAAACAACAATATGGACCATCAGAAGCCCCATCTGGCCCCTCTGATTTAGAAATATAATTTGTATCTTTTTGTGAAATTAACACAATATATTACAAGATAAAGTATTACTTTATCACACACAACGATACGCTAAATATCTTTGGCTTTCCCAAAAACGCCAATAATTGCTCATTTCCGAGTATTTTCTCAATATACGACCATAATCCCTATAAATACTTGTGTATGAAACTCACTTTTACCGTATATTAGTTATGGGTATGGTATTTGTATGTTCGTTTCTATAACCCTGCCGCAATATAGTGGCTATGAATAAGATTTTTAAGGAGACTTATAATGTCAAGAAGTACACTAGAACAAGTGCTAGAATTGTTAATCAACGAGGAAACAGAAAAAGCCGAGTCGCTTTTACATGACTTCGTAGTTGAACAAGCACGACAAATCCATGAGGATTCTCTTAACGAAAGCGACAACGTTGTAGAAGAAGAACTTGAGGAAATTGATGAAACAAAAGAAGTCGAATCTTTAACCGATGATATCGAAGAAGATTCTGACGAAATTGAAAATGAAGAAATCTTTGATGACGAAGATATTTCAGATGAGGAAGCAGAAGATGACTTAGAAATGAGTGATGAAGAAGCACCTGAAGAAGAAATTGAAGACCGTGTCGAAGACTTAGAATCAGCATTAGCAGACCTAGAAGCAGAATTTGAAAAAATTATGGCTGGCGAAGATGATGCAGAAGATGAAGGCGAAGAAGTCCTAGATGACCTAGAAGGTGATATAGACTTAGATATCGAAGAACCTACAGATGAACTACCTGAAGAATTTGTTGAGGAAGTTGTTGAAGAGGAAGAAGTTGATGAAGCAACATCTGAAGATTTAGACGAAGAAGAAGAAGAAAAATTGGAAGAATACACAATTTCAGTTTCTGCTAAAGAAGGCGCTGACGGTGAGAAAGATTCACCAGTAGCAAAAGATGGTGGTGCGGACGAAAGTGACGCAGGACCAGTTGGACAAAAAGATGGTAACACAGCAGGCGGTTCAGCAAAAGCAGAAGATATGAAAACAGGCAATGTTAATACAGTTGGTAACAAGAAAGCACCAGCACCTAGCAAAGCCTAAATAAAAATTCTTTTTGGAGAAACCAATGACCGTTCTTATTGAAAGATTATCACATAATCAAGCACATGTACAATCACGTATCGTTGAAAGCGAAGATGGTAGTAAGAGTATGTTCATGGAAGGCATTTTCGTCCAAGGTGACGTTAAGAATGCTAACGAACGAGTATACCCGGTGAAAGAAATCAAAAGAGCAGTGGAATCAGTCCAAGCAAAAATTAAGGAAGGATTTCCAGTTCTAGGCGAGTGCGACCACCCACCTGAATTGACAGTAAACGTTGACCGTGTTTCACACATAATTGAAAATATGTGGATGGATGGTCCGAACGGCTTTGGTAAACTTAAAATTGTTCCTACACCAATGGGTAACATTATCAGAACACTAATCGAATCAGGTGCCACTTTAGGTGTCTCATCTCGTGGTTCTGGTGAAGTTGACCACGCTGGTAACGTGAGTAATTATGAGATTATCACAGTTGATATCGTGGCACAGCCAAGTGCCCCGGAAGCATATCCAAAAGCAATATACGAAGGATTAATGAACATGCAAGGTGGCTACGATACGTGGAAACTTGCACAAAATGTTCAGCACGACAAGACTGCACAAAAGTACTTGTCAAAAGAAATAGTTAAGTTCATAAGAGAACTTAAACTTTAATAGAAGAAGGAGAACCAACAATGGCACAAAATGAAATCCTTGCTGGTCTTCTTGAGTCTGATGTTTTGAGTGAAGAAGTAAGTACTCAAATATCAGAGGCTTGGGAAGCACAAATAAATGAAGCAAGAGAGGAGATAACAGCCGAGTTGCGTGAAGAATTCGCACAGAAGTTTGAACACGACAAATCAGTAATTGTAGAAGCAATGGATAACATGCTTTCAAACGCAATTAAAACTGAAATGGATGAGTTTAAAGCAGACCGCGAATCCCTAATCGCAGAACGTGTTGCATATAGGAAAGCAATTTCTGAACATGCATCGCTCCTTGAAAAATTCATTACTTCTCAATTAGCATCAGAAGTTAAGGAACTTAGAGCGGATCGCACGAAAGTTAACGAACATTTAGATAGAACTAAAGATTTCGTTGTAAAACAACTTTCACGTGAACTTGCAGAGTTCCACAATGATAAGCGTGAATTAGTTAACACTAAAGTACGCATGGTAGCAGAAGGTAAAGAAATTCTTACTAAAACTAAGGATTCATTTATCAAACGTTCAGCAGAATTGGTCGAAAAGACAATTGATACTGCTTTACGTTCTGAATTGAATGTTCTTAAAGAAGACATTCGAGCGGCTAAAGAAAACGAGTTTGGCCGTAAGATTTTTGACACATTCGCAGGCGAATTTATGACTTCACAATTAAGTGAAGACACTGAAGTTGCTAAGATTACTAAGAAATTAGAAGAATCTGCTACTGAAATTGCGAAGTTAGAAGAAACAATTACTGAGAAAGAAGAAGCCATTAAAGGCGCCGAAACTGCAAAGAAAGTATTAGAAGACAGAATGGACAGAAACAAGGTCATGGAAAGTCTTTTAGCACCACTTGGCAAAGAAAAGCGTACAGTAATGGTTGATTTACTTGAAACAGTAAAAACAACTAATTTAAAGACTGCATTTAAGAAATATTTACCTGCAGTTTTGAATGAGAAAGTCTCAACAGAGGCAAAACAATCGTTAAATGAAGGCAAAGTAACAGAACGCACTGGCGACAGAGAAGAACAGATAATCGGTTCACTTGATAAGTCAGAGGCTAACGATGCCAATATAATCCAGTTAAAGAAATTAGCCGGATTGAAATAATTAACCAGATACAGGAGAAAAAGATGGAAAATCTTTTCGAAGGAAAAAATTGGGACACTACTCGTGAAACACTTCTAGATGGTCTAGAAGGTAATAAGCGTGACGTAATGTCTTCAGTTTTAGAAAACACAAAAACAGCACTTACAGAAAGTGCTACAGCAGGTGCATCACAGGCTGGTAATATTGCGACATTAAATAAAGTTATTTTACCAATCATTAGACGTGTTATGCCTACTGTAATTGCAAACGAAATCATTGGTGTACAACCAATGACTGGTCCAGTAGGACAAATCCACACATTGCGTGTAAGATATGCTGAAACTGTAGGTTCTACTACAGCAGGTTCAGAAGCACTATCACCTTTTGATATTGCTGAAGCATATTCAGGCGACGGCACAAACGCTCCGGCGGCAACAGCGTCACTTGAAGGCGATGCAGGTAACAAAATGTCAATTCAAGTTCTTAAGCAAACAGTTGAAGCGAAAACTCGTAAACTATCTGCTCGTTGGACATTTGAAGCGGCACAAGATGCCAACGCAATGCACGGTTTAGACGTTGAAGCAGAAATCATGGCAGCACTTGCTATGGAAATCACTGCTGAAATCGACCAGGAAATCTTAGGTTCACTAGGCAATCTTGCTACGGGTTCTGCAACATATGATATGGCAGCAGGTAACATTACTGGTACTCCAACTTTCGTTGGTGACCAACACGCGGCACTTGCAACATTGATGAATAGAGAAGCAAACCTAATTGCTCAACGTACTCGTAGAGGCGCGGCAAACTGGGCAGTTGTATCACCTGCGGCACTAACTGTGCTACAGTCTGCAACTACATCAGCATTTGCTCGTACTACTGAAGGTACTTTTGAAGCACCTACAAACACTAAGTTTGTTGGTACTCTAAACGGCACAATGAGAATTTATGTTA